AGACACCATCGAGGCCGAACCCACGGATGTGCATCAGATTCTTTTCGGGAATTACGCGCTGCCTGCCGTCTTCGGTGTAGGTGTATTCCAGCCTCCCGGTGTCCAGCCGCTTCACCACCATGTTCTGGGGCAGCAGTGGCACCAGCGACACCAGCTTATTGCCGATAAACAGCTTCTCGACAAACGCATTACCGCGCAGACAGATGCTGGCTACCACCATGAGCATGAACCGGGACGGCGTCATTTCAAGATTGGGACGTCGACAAAGCACCTGATAAACCGGATGATTCTGCGCCAGCTTGCGAGAGCCATCAGCCTGTCGGGTGTAAATCTTAACCGGCAGCGTGGACACCGACTCGCTCAGAAGCCGGACGCAGGCCCAGACGGCCGAAAGCTGGATCGCCCGATCTGCCGTGACAACCTTGCCGCTGCTGCTCGTGCCGTACCACTCCTGCCAGAACGTTCCGGTAGTCAGGCTGATGGGCACGCCCAGCCAGTTGAGCAGGGCACTTTTTACCTTGCCCGGCTGCTTACTTTTCTTCATCAGAAACCTACCATGATTGGATTTTCAAAGAAGCCGCTCAGATCCTGAGCATCATTACCACCATTGACCAGCATCCGGCTTTTAGCCGTAAACAGTGCAACCGGTCCGTCAATTTTGTTTTCAGGTGTGGACTTGTTCGGGAAGATGTTGTCGTTTTTGTCCGGCTTAACCGTGACGTTTGACATCATCCACCGCATTACAGGGTTGTCGTCATGGTGGAACTTGTTGCCGTAAATCTCCGCCTGCACTGATTTCATGGACTCAGAAAGGTTTTTGACCGTCTGTGCGACTTCCACCAGCGGCAAGCCTTCCTCCGCAAGTGACAGGCTGAACTGCACGGCGCTCCAGGGGTCGAAAGCAATCTCCTTTATGTTCTCGCCCTTCACCCACTCCACAATGTCGGCTTTAATCATGCCGTGATCGATAACGTCCCCGTCAGTCAGCTCGAGATATCCGGCGTCGGCCCACTTCCTGTAAAGTTCTGCAATATGGGCTGGCGCTGTTTCCAGTCGCCCTTCCGGGATCCAGAAGCGTGGCTGCATATGAGTTTCACCTGCAGGATCGCGCCAGGCTTTCACCGCTGCACAAATATCGATTTTGTTGGCGAGGTCGACCCCCACCCACAGAGGCCACGCCTTACGCTCAGCTTCTGAAGCAATACCCGGCATTTTTGCCCAGCGGTCCATGTCCATCCAGGCGCTCTCGGCAGTTACCCAGATGTTCAGATGCTTGGTAAAAAAGTTCGGCCGCGCGGCGACCTGCTCCTTTGCCTTTTTGGCAAGGCGGCGCATGTCGTCCCAGCGCTTACAGATACCGAGGCCGGGGTTAGCTTTCGGCCAGTTGGACTCGTCAAAGGGATCGTCGCCTTCGTCGAGGGTATAAATCAGGGCAAAATAGGTGTCATCCTCCACCACGCCGCGCAGCACCTTGATGGCGTAATCCCGCTGCTCGTAACAGATGCCCTCTTTATTGGTACCCGCCGTCGTTATTGCGAAAAGCAGGGACTGAAGGCGCGCACCGGTAGCTGTTTCCAGAACGTCCCAGACATCACGGGTACGGTGAGCGTGCAGCTCGTCGACAATGCCGCAATGTATATTCAGGCCGTCGAGGTTATTCGCATCGCTGGAGAGCGGTTCAAACTTAGAGGCCGAACGCTCCTGGTGAATGTTGAGCTTAACGTGACCAAAAAGACGCCCCAGCGTGCGGGGGGCTTTCTTGATCATGTTCTTGGCATCATCAAAAACAATCCGCGCCTGGTCGCGGGTCGTGGCGGCAGAGTAAACCTCAGCGCCTCCCTCGCCGTCGGCACCGGTCATGTACAACCCAATGCCAGACGAAAGTGTGGACTTGGCGTTTTTACGCGCCACCTCGTCATAAGCCGTACGGAAGCGGCGCACCATGACCGTGTCACCGTCATCATCGATCACAGCCAGGCCTGTCATCTCATCAATCAGCGGAACGACGAAACCAAAAATGTTGATCAGGATAAAAACGTGCCAGGCCATCAGCGTGATCGGCTTGCCTGCCAGCGCCCCTTTAACGTGTGGGACGAAATTATAAAAATCGAGGATGTGCTGGGCGCGTTCCTCACTGAAGTAGATGCCGCGCCCAGGCCCATGCTCTAAATCATTAAGAAATCGCTGGCACGCCAGGCGCACCAGTTCGCCAGCAACAATCTCGCCAGACAGCACGCGCTCGGCGTACTGAATACCTTCCGAAACCGTTGCCATTCATCATTTGCGCTTTTTAAGAAATTCATCCAGTGGATCGGCCTCAGCCGGGCCTTTAGCGCCAACCTTGGACCGGCTGGCCGGGGTCATGCCGAATTCAGCGAGCATTGCCCTGATGCGCTTCCACGCATCGGCTTTCATCACTGCCGCCGGGTGCGGCTTAATCATCCTGATTTCCCGCTCTTTCCCTTCGTCCGGCTCATCCTCGCTGTAGACGGCGTAGGTGTAACCTTCCCGCTCTAACGTCTCGCAGTGATTCCGGTACTCTGTGTAAGCCTCGATCAGCAGTTCAAGTGCTTTACCGTCCAGGGTCGTCATCACCCCGACAGCATCAAGCTCTTCGCCAATTCGCTTAAACCAGTACTTCCCCATCTTGTCGAAATGCTTCGGAACTGGGGGTACCCCAGAAGCGGGTTTAGGCTCGTCTTTGTTGACAGCTCGTTTTGATGGGTTCCCCTTCACCAAAGCCAGATGTGTCGGGGTTTTCGGTGGTCCTGGCATAATCGAAAACTCCTATTAATCGATGGTTGGGATCCCCATAAAAAAGTTTTCTAACCTGCGGCGGTGTGAAAAAAGGTTAGGCGGCGGTCCTTAGCAGGCAGGAGCCTGAACTTTTGACCCGCCCTCCCCCGGTAGTGAGAATCGAAATCATTTCGCATTACATCAGTCGAGATGGAAGTCATCACTGAGGTTGCGGCACCGCGCGCTGCTGGCATTGTGCGGGCAGGAGCTGGAGTTATGGCCTGACTGACCGCAGTAACCGCAGCGCAGGTTCGCACGGCGGGCTGATCCTCCCCATGTCTTTGGGCAATTCGCTACCGTGTGCAGCGTCGAGCCACAGTAGGTGCAACGCGCATAGCTCATCGGGTTCTCTCCGTCGCGGTCTTGCGTTTATGGCATGGCCAGCACAGCGATTCGAGATTGCTGTCTTCATCGGTGCCGCCGTGAGCTTTCGGGGTGATGTGGTCGACCGTTTCCGCAGGGCGTGGCCTGCCGTTGCGCAGGCACTGCTGGCAGATGTGTCGATCACGCTTAAGGATGCGGACGCGGATGATGTCCCACTTACTGCCGTAGCCACGCTGGTGGCGGCTCAGGCCGCGCTGATGCTGCTGCCATCCTTCATTACGGTGGGTTTCGCAGTAGCCGGAACGGTCTGTGGTGGTGCCGGAGCACCCACGTTTACGGCAGGCGCGGGGGATAGCTGCTGGCATTGTGGCCCTCTACTACCAGGAAATTAGTCTTTCATTTAAAGAGAAATGAACTCGTGTTATCTTGTGCAAAAAAATCATTACTTTAGACATGGACTTAAGCAATGTTACTTTATAAATACACTTCTTATAAAAACGCGATGGAAGCTTTAAATAAATCAACGCTATATTGGTCCGATATTGATTCATTTAATGACCCATTTGAAGGGAAATTTATTTACGACAAAACATTAGAAGATATCGCAAGAATTTTCGCCATAACCTTGTCTATTGGGAACCCAATAATTATTAGCGATACAACCCTTAACAACATCCTTAATTCCGCTCCAAAAACCAAATTTATAAAAGTAATGAGAAAGATACGAGATGTCATTGCAAAACATCACTACAATCAGACTATTCAAAACAAAGAAACGTACTTTGTTGTAGAACAGGAGTTACTAAATACCCTTAAGAGAAATGATTTTCTCTCGTTATTTAAGAAGGAGAGAAGCACTTTTATCGACCCATATAGCACAGCCGAAACATTTATAAGTTCCACAGCGAGTACGAAAGGAATACTTTGCTTATCAAAAGTAAAAAACCATCCGCTAATGTGGGCACATTATGCCATTGACCACACAGGAGTTATGCTCGAAATAGATATGAACCAACCTATTTTTGAGCATACAAAAAAATCCATTATCAAAGATGTAAATTATGTAAACCAAATCCCAAGATTCACAAAAAATACAATTCTAGGTCTTAATGACAAGATTTTCCCAGAAGAAAATGATCAGATGCTCGAACTTCATGCGTTTACAAAATCGGATCATTGGAGGTACGAAGAAGAAGTTCGCATAATGTCACCGAAAGACAGACCCGGTAAGAACATCTATACGATAAATAAAAAATTCATTAAATCCATCTATCTCGGTCTTAAGACATCTGAGGAAAACCGCAGGGAAATAATCAGTCAGGCCAGAACTAATTTCCCCCATGCACATATTTATGAAACGCTGCTTAGTAAGGATAGTTATGAAATGAGTTCTATTAGAATAGAATAATCTAGCAAATGCTTTCAAGCTACGCCTGTTGATTTACCTATGGATTTGTATGCAATTGGAAAACCAAACCTGGTTATGAGTGAGCACGTCACGTTTCGTCTGCTTGTCCATAGCAAAGATATCGTGTTCAGTAAGGTAGATTGGCTTTACCCAGTCACACGCAGTATCAACCACCACCGGGGCGCTTCCACGAGTCATGCAGCTCGCGATCGACATCGTCATCAGGCATATGGTTAACAGTCTGCTGTACATTGCTGGCCTCTTTCGTTGCTTCTACCCGGCGTTCTGCTGCTGCGACCGTTGCCGCGGCGTTATCTTCGGTGCGCTGCTGATCAGCTTTTGCTTCCGCTTTGCTGGTGCCGCGGGAATGGCCTAATCCAAATGCACCAGCGATAGCAGCGATCACCGCTACAGCCAGCCCGATGATCATTTCGATACCCATCTTGACCTCACACCAGAACGGACTTCGCCAGGTTGAACAGAGTGCGCCGTTTATCCAGACCGTTACGTCCGCCATTGATGATCAGCGTAACGCGCTCAACATCGCCCGAATAAAGCAGGCAACCGTGGGACATGTAAAACCATGCTGCTGATCGCGCGGCATAGACATCCTGCTCCAGCAGCTCGGGGTGGGTTACCAGATCCAGCTTCAGCGCCTGACCGCAGTTGCGATAGTTGCTCAGGCCTGTGATCTGCTTCAGGCCGCGGCCCCGGTATTTCCAGCCGTCACCAGCCACCTGATTGCCCAGGTTCTTTTTGCCCCACTCTCCGCCATAAGCCAGATTGGCGATCGCTTTCTGGTTAGCTGGCTGCGTGGCCGTTCTGCCGAGAGCTGCGGCCTGTTGTGCTGTGATGCGGTGCTTACCGAACACTGACACCAGACTGTCTGCCGCATAGTTCAGGTTTTCCACCAACCGGGCAAAGCCACCGGACTCATGGCCTATCTGTGCGATGAACATGGCCTGATCGAGCGGCGCAGTAATGCCGAACTCTTTCATCGCTACGTCGATGTGCGGATACCAGCGCGCAGCTAACCCGGCGCTGATACCAGCCGCCTTCTGAAATTGTGTTTGGTTCATTATTGCCTCAGATGATCAACCAGGCGCGCAACGTTGCCTCTGACGGCCACCAGCACGGAAAGAAAAATGACGTTGGCCCCAATGGTGGCCCACGATGAATGAGGATATATGCCGCACAGATAGGCTAGCGGCACCGCGCTGTACGTGACGGTAATTAGCCATGCCA